TGATGATTGAGCAATTTGAAAGGTCCGACAAAAATATGTCCACGCCAAACCTAGCCGCCTCTGGCACTAGCTGGGCTAATGCAAAAGCAGTCTTGATGTTTAGCTTGCCGTCATATGCTGGGATGCCGATAAACAGCTTGTTCCCAGCCAGACTTGCTTGCTTGACTTCAGCCATAGAAAGCCGTCACACCGGTTACTGCTGCACTCAATGCGAGGTACAGCGAACTATTGAACTTAATTCCCTCTCCGGGGATGTCGAACGTGTAGGTGTTTGGGTTAGTGTTGCTAGCAATGTCAATCTCCAGCAAGATTGTGCCAGAGGAACCACCGTCTTTGAACTGCACAGTCGCAGCGGTACTAGCTGCTGGGCAAATAATCAAACCTTTGAGGCGAGTCGGCCCATTAAATAACGTACCTGCTGCGCTTAAATGCGCTGACTTAACGTCTGTCTGCATCATAACTAATCTCCTGTAAAACAGGGGCCGAAGCCCCTGAGACTAATTACTGCTGGTTAGCTGGAGGAGACATGTTGCCGCTAGAGTCGCGCACCATGTAAGCAATCAACACAGTCACAGCTCCAGTAGAAGAAGAGCCTGTGGTAGTAAAGGTGATAGCTGCGTCTGTAGAGCCAACATTAGCTTGAGTGGGGGTAAAACCGGCAGCAAATGAAACAGCAATAGTTCCAGCAGAGGTAATGGTGGATGCACTAGCTGTATCAACACCAGCAATAGATACCTTCAGCGTTGTAGCGGAAGCAAATAAAGTGGTCGTCAAAATTTGCACAGACGTAATTGCAGCACCTGCGGGAATGTATCCCGCAGAAACACTACCAGTAGCTACTTGTGCAGCGGTTAGATTGAACGTCTGCGAGACAATAGTAGCGCCAGTGTTCTGAACGGTTCCAGCGGTAGTGCCGGTGGTGTTTTTGACCGTGCCCAAAAGCCAAGGGCCAAGGTGTGTTGCGAATCCCATGATGAGTCCTTACATACAAGTAGGGCGTATCAATCGGTATGTCGTCCAGCCGGGACTGGTTTGATGCGCCGGGAACCCCGGAATAAATGCAATATACACCAAAAAGAAAAGGGGCACAAGGCCCCTTCTCTTATTCCTATTAGGACGAACCCGGCGAACCGAAGATGCCCAGAGGATCAGACCAGCCAAACGAATAACGCTCGCGGGACTTGTAACGGACGTTGCCCGTGTCGAAGTCTCCATCCATCGAGTTCGACAGAGGAATACGCTCAAACATCTTCATGCCGTTTGGAACATCGGTCGTGAGGAACCAGCCGTTCGTATCGGTAAGGAAGTGGTTCTGAGTGTAGCCTTCTGGGATCGAACCGTTGTTCTTCAGAGCGTTGATATCGTTGTCAGTGGTTCCAACGCGCAGGCTGGTTTCCAACAGACGGGTAGCAACGAACTGGAGAGCCGGTGGGATGATAAGCTTTTTAGGCTTAGCAGCGATCAGCAGACCACGATCGTCCGTCCACGCAGCGATCTGAATAACTGCGTTTTCCAACGAAGTCTCATTCAGGTCAGCCTGAGTAGAAGGCGTGTTGCTGTTCGTTCCACCGCTAACGAGCGGATGTGCAGTACTAAACAGAGCGACTCCATCACCACCGGTATAGGCAGAGTTAAAGCCGTTGTTCAGAACAGCAGCAGCTTTCACCTGTTTGGTGTAAGCCATAGCACGAGCCAGAGCTTTGGTATAACGAGCCGAAAGACTGTCATACAGGTTGTCCTCGATAGCCTCTTCGGTTAGCGAGAAACCCAAAGCGATGGTTTCGTGGTTGTAGCGAGCAGTCCATGCTTCCTGTGCATTGTCGTAAGCGATGGCTTGGCCTTCGTTCTTGACTGGTGCAGCGGAGAAGCCAGACAGTTTGGTCTCTTCCTCGAACGAGCGTTCAGAACTCTCGATCTCGTAGATTTCCTTGTGCTCCTCGCCGTAGCGAGAATACTCAAGACCAAACAGGGCGTTAAGGCCGGGGAGCAGCTCTTTAAGTAGCTGGGCGCGTGAAATTGCCATTTTAAGTTACTCCTTAGACGCCAGCGGCGAGCAGATAGCTGTGGTAACCGAAGTTCCAGCCAAGGATCACTTCTGGGAAACCGATGAACGACACGTTTGCGCCAGAGGTGGCGGTCACAGCCGAACTAACGGTAATAGTAGAAGTGCTGGTCACAACGCCGGTAACAACCAAGTTAGAGAGCGTTGGGAACGGCGCGGTGCTCGAACCAGAGTAGACCGTACCACCAATAGTGAGAGTCATACCCGGTTGAATACCGGTCGTGGAAGCAACAGTAAACGTGGTCGCGTTCGATGGGCTGCTGGTCAGCGTGGTGCCAACCGTGACTGCCGAATCAGGAACCAACTGAACAACGCGCAAGCAAGGCGCGGTGCCAGAGCCAGTGCCAACCGTCTGAACGATGTTCCCAGCTACCGAGCTAGACACGGTGGGGTTACCACCGGACACACCCATTGCCGAGTTGCCAGTCGTCGTGCTACCGGAGTTACCGGCGACGAGGAAGGCGTTCGTTCCAACGAACCGAGGCGACATATAGCCAACCGTCGTGCTGGTGTTAGCTTGCGTATTAGCCGAGCCTTGAGCTTGAGCCAACACACATGCTTTGAACAGCGCGGTGGGGTTGTCCATCACATACGCGATCATCCCCGACTTATTGGTGCTTGCTGCGTAGTACTGACCTTGCAGGTTACCAAAAATGGGGTTGGTTCCGGGATACTGAGTACCCAAGAACACGCCGACAATATTACCGGCTGCGGCAGCAGACGAAGTATTGGCGTTGTAAGGGGTGATGACTGCGTTACCACCAGACAGACCAACAACGTCGCCGTTGAAGATGTTTGTCGCGTAGTTTTGCGCAATCGGAATCATCCGGGTAGACCCAGCGAACGGAATACCGCCCATTAGGTTGACCGGCACTAGCCCGTAAGGGCCATTAACAGTCGGATAAGCCATTTAAGACTCCAAAAAGATTAATTGCCTTTGCCGAAGCTCACCGACGAACGCCGTTCTTGGAAAATAGGCATACGCGGGTCGCTCTGACGCATTAGATTGTTATCCACCGCTTCGGTCTGCTTGCGGGTCATGTCCGCGAAGTATTCCGAACGCTGCTGAACAAATTCCACAGGGGTCTTGCAAAGCAAGAGTCCACCAATCTCAATACTGTCTTTGAAGCGGCTATTTGGATCAGTCATAAACCGAAATTTAGGCTGCTCTTCAATTGCCACAGGCTCCCAACCTTCTCGGAGTTTGCCCGAGATGTTACGTTGGTCAAGCTCATTCAAAGTAGCGGTACGAACCCATCTGTACGCGTATCCCGGCTGTTTATCCGGCTCCGGTAAGGTCTCTGCGGGTCGCCAGCTTTTGGGGCGCTCCTGCTCAGTCCTAACGGTCATCTCGCGTTGAAGTCTGCTTTCAGCCATTGTTGGCCTCCAATTTCAAAAATTCCTTAGCGTATTGCTGAGGAGTAATGCCAAGTTTTTTGGCGATATTTGCGGCACTTTGGGTCAGGACTACTTGTTTGGGAGCAGTGCTGCGTTTTACTGGCGCTACCACCGTACTTGGCTTTGTACGAGGACTTGCCTCGTTTTTTGAAGTGGAGCCAAATTCTTCTGGGAATCGAGCTTTTACTTCTTTGTCGATATTAGCATAGTATTCATCTGTGCCAATATACCCTCTACCAAACCGAGATTCTAGATCCTCATGAATCCCTTCTGCAAACCGGCGCATAGCCCGTTTGTTAGGATCTACAAACCATTGGTTCTTTGAAACCCAGTTTGCAACCTTTGGATCTAACTGCGGTTGAGCAGGTTGTTGATACTGTACGTTGTTTTCTTGCGGTTGTACAGTTGGTTGGAAATTTTTCGCTTTGTCCAGTTTAAGCTGGGCACGAACCATTTCTTTTTGGGCATCAAGCAGCTTGTCGGAATCACCGGAGTCATATGCCTCCTTGTAATTCTTCTCTGCTTTGTCCAACTCCATCTCGGCGGTAGTCTGATATGTGGATATCAACTCCTTCTCGCCGTTATGGAGAATATTCTTCAGCCTGTTGTTTTCATCAAGAATCCGCTGGGCAGCAGCAAGCGCTTCCTGCTGTTCACGTAGTGCAGCTTCCTTGGCCCGACGCTCGTCATGCCAAGCTTTTTTGTACTGCGTGAACTTCTGTTTTACGTTCTTGGAATACTCGGCTGACTCATCAGCCTTCTCAAGATCGTTCTTGATTTCATCAGGCAGTGGGTTGACGTTACGATCTTCTGGAGGAGCATCATCAACGATGTCTACCGTAATCTCTTCGTCGCCTTCTACAGTAACTTCGACTTTATCTTCAATCTCGTCAGGGAACTTGAAGTCGTCACCAAATTTAGCCATGACTGTTCCTTATTTCCGTTTGATGCCGCGAGGATCTTCTACAACACCTTCGACTGAATCGTCGTTGATAATGCGAAATTCACGGTCATGAATGAGTAAGCGCGAGCCTGCGTTGGGTCGGGTCAACACAAAATCACCCTTTTTACACCAAGGCCCAGTTGGGAACTTCGCCTTGTCCATGTAGCAGTCCGGGCCAAGGTCAACGACAAACAAAACTGTGGTGAGCAGTTCGTCGTACCGAATGGTCTCTGCCGCTTTTATCAATCCAACTTCGCTACCTTCAATCTCTTCCTTTTGCTCTGGTACTGCGCAAAGGATCTTGTAGCCACTAGGCTTGGGCAATTGTGTTGCCTTGTCTTCACTCATCGAGTTCTTCCATTTCGTGCGTCAGGTCTTGCATGAAGGATCTAGCGGTGAGGAGACCTGTAATTTCCCCACACATCCCTGTGTACTCGTTGTAATCCCTAGCTGCTTTTGCGCCTAGCGACTCTTCGAGATGTTTGACTTTATCGTCAATGCGTTTAGCCAGAAGTGTCATAGCTTTGTGAAGCTCGTAACTCATTTCTTCTCAGCCTTTGGTTTTTGTTCAGCTTGTTTGATCTGATGTGCGCGCTCTTCTTGAGCACTTATGTACTCATGTGCGCGCTTCTCGCGGTCAGTTTCCCGCTGGTGATGTAGTTGACTACCATGTTTGATGAGATCAACACCGGCTGCGTGACCCATCTGCTCGTGCTGAGCTTGCTGCTGCATGTGATCGCCAAGCATTTTGAGTGCAGTTTTAGCCCCATCAGCTTCGTGCTGCATATCAAGCTTCTGCTGCTCAAGTGCATGTTGGGCTGTCAACCGCTGAACCTCAACCTGAAGCTGGGCCATTTTCGCCTGAAGATCATCGCTGTCTTTCTTGGCTTTACGCTGCAAGTCCTGCGCCTTGATCTCAAGCTCCTGCTTCTGGAGCATGATGAGCGGATCTTGCGCCATGTCCTGATTTTTCTTCTGCTGAGCCTGCTGCTGGTTCTGCTGCAACATCTGCTGCGCTGCCATCGCCGCTTTCTGAGAGACCTGAACCTCCATCTCTGGAGACATCATCTGCTCATCTTGATCATCCTCGTACGCAGGTAGCGTCATACCCATGCGCTGTTCAAGCTGCTTGCGATACTCCATACCCAAATGATCCGCCACGTGCGCGGACATCGCAGCCTGAACTTTCTGTGCAAGCTGCTGGTCTTGTCCGATCAACTCCATAATGTGCGGGTCATGCACCGCCGCCATGTGGACAGCAATATGTGCCTTATGGTCTTGGTAGAGGAACGCCTTGACCGGTTTACCCTTGAGGATGTTCTGGTTCTCCGTGACTGGATCACGAGGCTTCATCTCATCTTCAATCGGGATCAACTTTTGGTAATTCTTGATCCCCAAGACCTCCAACATCTGCCGATGCAACAATGGCAAGTCGTATAACTGAGGTGCTCCTTGAGCAAGCTGTAGAACAGCCTGATACTGAACAACCTTCTGAGCCATCGTCGCCGCGTTTGGATCAGATACGGGGATGACCTCCACCATATCGTAGTCAGACTGCTTGGCTTTACGGCTACCTTCTTCTGGCTCGTAGCTATACTCCTCTGGCGTATAGTCACGGATGATGTCTTTGAGGAGCTTAAACTCCTGCTTCATCGCGTAGTGGATACGCGCTTGAACCGCACTCATCATCTTCAGAGTACGTTCTAGGATGGCAAGCGTCGTCCCAACTGGAGCTTGGGCAGACATATCAGAGATCTCAAGCTGAGCAGAGCCAGCAAATCTGCGGCCTTCCTCAATAATCTGCTGTAGCAACGCCATCAAAGTCTGACTTGGCTCCTTATACGGGAGCGTCATCAGGTTATCTTTGATCGTACCGCTAGGAACGTCTACGTCGCGGAACTCTCCGGGAGATATAGGAGTGTCATCTCCTTTGGTACGAAGACCACGGGTTTTGAATCCACCGGGAAGGTTAGCAAGTGTCCCAGCGTCCACAAGCTGACGAATAATACTAGTGCCAGACTTAGCATAAGCGCCAATAAGATGTATAAGTCCAAAGGCGTAGAACCCAAAACCCGGAATATACGGGTAGTGAACAAAGTGAGCGCGTTTCTGATATGTTTCATCGTCAGGATTCCAATTCCTTCGGATTGCTAGAATTGTGCTGGTGTTCTTCTCCATCGTAACGATGTACGGCAGAGCAATTCCGGTTTTTTCTTTGCCGTCTTTGTGCTCATACCCCGGCAGGTCAATCTCTACCTGCATCTCCAAGAGTTTGAACCGATTATCTTCAGTCGCACGGAACCCAAGCTTTTCAGCGATCTTTTTCTCTACCTCGTCCATCGTCCGGGTAGGTTCACCCAGATCAACATCACGGTAGAACCCATCGTGCTGAAGTTTGCGTATATCGTTTGCCGCCTTACGCATCACATGGGTGACGCGCTCCGCAGACTCTAGGCTCGACGCGCCGTATGGAACCACAACGTCTTCAGCCGGGACATACATCGAGACCTGTCGGCCCAAAGCTGGGTCAAAATATACTTTCTTGAACGCGTTGCCAGCTAGACCTAGACCCCACAACATCCGTTCATGTTCTGGACGATACTCTTTCATAACGTCCGTTAGCTGGTAGTTCATGTCATCACGAACTCGCTCAGCGGCTTTCTTTTTTTCTGGAGTTTCTTTACCGATGATCTGAGTTTTCACCGGTCCTGCTGCCGGGAATGTCTCCATCATGGTTTCAGCTTGAAACTT